ACCCCACAGGAATGGCTCCAGGGCACCTTATAGTGATGATTGGATGGCCAGGTAGGGGTAAGACTTGGTTCTCGTCTTATTTGGCCTGTAAGGCTTGGGAGCAGGGCTTTAAACCTATGATTGTATCTCTTGAAATGACTCCAGAAAACATGCGTGATCGTATTTATACTATGATGGGCTCTGGCCTATTTAAGGCTTCAGATTTTGCAAGGGGAGATGTTAATATTGACCAGTTCGATGACTGGGGATCAAAAAAGTTTGCCAACAAAAATCAGTTTATATTAGTATCAAACGAAGGCATGGGTGAAGTTACTCCAAATGTAATTCAAGGAAAAATTGATCAGTATAAGCCTGATATTGTTATTCTTGATTATCACCAACTTTTTGCTGATAATCAAAATTCAAAAGGTCCTACAGAACGCAATATGAATATCTCAAAATCATTTAAAAAGCTTGCTATGTCAAATAATATTCCAATTATTGATATTACTGCTGCTACTGCAGAAGAAGTTGCAGATCATGACTCACCCCCAATGTTAAGTCAGGTGGCATGGTCTAAAGCAATTGAGTATGATGCTGATATGGCGATGGCAATTCACAAAAACCCAGATAGTAATATTATGGAAATTGTTAGCAGAAAAAATCGTCATGGAACAGAATTTGATTTCTACCTAGACTGGGATTTAAATCGGGGAGTAGTTAAGGAAGCGTACGACGTACCGATCTCTTAAATATGAAATGATTACCTAATTTGATATAATTATCAAGAACAGTTAGGTAGCCATGTACCCAAGAAAAATACATGACTTCTGGATAAATGGAATTATTAAAGATGATTCTAAGTTTCAGAGCTCAAGGGAGAATTATGAAAGACTTTTGGTCCAGCAAATGCGGGACAAAGGTTATGTTCCTGTCCTTGACATGCAGCCACAGTTTAATGTAAAATATAATCATGATAAAGACCGCTATACTTTTAATTTAGTCATGTATGGGATTTATATAGGAAAATCAAAAGCATTAAGATACGAAGGTTTTTCTGGACAAAGTTTAATAAGAAAGGGATAATATGAAGCCAGTATTGTTAAAAGATTTTTTCTTACCAGAAGAACTGGTAGAACTTAATAGAATTATTGATTTAAATGAGCACACATTGGAAGAGCCAGACCAAGGTAGGCTTCTACATAATTTAAATTCATTACAAGTGTCTCCCTTAAGAAATAAAATTGAATCACAGGTAAGTGAAATAATTGGAAAAAAGCTTAAGATGGTAACAGAAGGATATACAATATACAAAAAAGAATATGGAACACCTTCATTAAAACCGCATATAGATCATAATGAAACAGAATATATTCTTGATTATCATGTATACTCTAATACTGAATGGCCAATTGCAGTAGAAGGAGAATATTTTAATTTAAATGCAAATGAAGCAGCTTTATTTTCTGGTAAAAATGATATTCATTGGAGACCAAAAAAAATATTTAATGATGAAGAATGTGTTGCGATGATTTTTTTTCATTTTGTTGATATTGATAACCCAGAAGCTGCTGGCCCAAAAATTTATACAGATGATGATGAAGAAAGATTAGCCAATTACGAAGCAATGTGGAAAAACGGACAATAGGTAAATAAATGACAGATGCATATACTAAAGCGGATCTCCGCTCTATTTTGCGTTCATGCAATGTAGAGGTTGTATCACATACTGGAACTGATTTTTTATGTTTATGTCCATTTCATCATAATACAGATTCACCAGCATTTGCAGTAAGTCATTCAAAAGGCTTGTACGTATGTTACAATCAAAACTGTAATTCATCTGGTACAGTGCTAGATTTAGTAAAACAATTAACTAATAGAAATGATTTTGAAGCACTTAGATTTATTTCTGCCAATAAAATTACAGATGAAGAAGCATTTGAAGAAGGATTAAAAGACTTACTTCATGACAAGCCAGATTTTACAGTGTTTCCAGCTCAAACGGTTGAAGGTGCACACATGCTACTCATGTCTGGTGCACATGGTGCAAAAGATTATTTGCTATCAAGAAACATTAATGAAGAAGCTATGGAATATTTTCAACTTGGATTTTCTTCAATACAGCAAATGACTATGGTTCCTTTGCATTCCCCAGATGGAATACTTGTGGGAGTTATTGGCAGATCAATTCAAGGAAAAGCATTTAAGAATAGTCCTAATCTACCACGTAATAAAACTTTGTTTAACCTGCACAGAGCAAAACGTCAAGGTGGAACTATAATTGTTGTTGAGTCCAGCTTTGATGCAATTCGTTTATGGCAAGCGGGATTTCCAAATGCTGTTGCTACCCTAGGTGGAAGTATATCAGATATTAATATACAAAATTTAAATAAATATGCATCTACAATAATTATAATGACAGACAACGATGCAGCGGGTAAAGCGTTAGGCAATACAATTGCTACTAAATTAAAAAATAAAAATATTTTGTGGGCAAGATATGACCACAATATGGTGTATCCTCATCTTGCTAAAGATGCTGGAGACATGACAGATGAAGAAATAAAACAGTGTATTAAAAATGCAATTTCGCATTTTGAGTACGCACTTATGTGATATAATAATATAACAGGGCATTAAATAGCCCACTACACAAGGAGATATACTATGGGAATCGTAACAGGCTTAGCAGCAATGAATAAGCAAATGGAACAAAAATCACAAACAGGTGATTCGCAAAAAGGAAGATGGCTACAACTTAAAGATGGCCAATCATTAAAAATCCGCTTTATGCAAGAGATTGATGCAGACTCAAAGAATTATATTGAGAAAGCTGGTCTAGCTTTTATTGCAGTAGAGCATACAAATCCAAAAGATTATAAGCGTAAGGCTTTGTGCACAATTGAAGATCAAGGTCGTTGCTTTGGTTGTGAACAGCATCGTCGTGATCCAAAGGCGGGCTGGAAAGGCAAGTCTCGTTTTTACGCAAACGTTCTTGTAGATGATGGCAATGAAGATCCATACGTTGCAATTTTTTCACAGGGTGCAGGTCCAAAGTCTGCAACACCCGAAATCATTAATTACGCTGGTGAGACTGGAAGTATTTCCAATCTTAACTGGAAATTAAAGCGTACTGGAACATCAACAGACACAAACTACTCAATTATTCCTTTGCCAACAGCTGATGTTGCTCCAATTGATTTTGATAAATATGAATTGTTTGACCTTTCAAAGACAGCAGTTCGTGACGTAGCATATGATGAACAGGAAAACTTCTATCTTGGAATTACTTCTGATGAATCTGCACCATCTGAATCTGCCTCTTCGTCCGCCGTTGAGTGGTAATAGTTAACTAATAGAAAAGATAATTATGTCTGACTTTGTTCATTTGCATGTTCATTCGCATTATTCGCTTATGGATGGTTTAAACACACCTCATGAATTACTTAAGGCTGCAAAAAATCAAGGTCAGACATCTTTATCAATTACAGATCATGGATCACTTGCATCACATAGAGATATGCAAATTTCTGCAAAAGAACTAGGAATAAAGCCAATTTTAGGATTAGAAGCCTACATATCTGCTACAGACAGATTTGACAAACGTGCTGTTTCAAAACGTGATGATAATACATCTTTATACAATCATATAATTCTTCTTGCAAAAAATGATCTAGGTTTAAAAAATTTACAAAAACTTTCTCAGATTGCTTGGACAGAAGGATATTATCACAAGCCACGAATTGATATGGAAGTTCTTTTTGAGTATAAAGAGGGTATAATTGTACTGTCTGGGTGCATGAATGGACTTATTTCAAAAGCTATTGAACGTGAAGAGTATGAAAAAGCTGAAGAAGTTGTTAATACATTTAAGCAAGAGTTTGGTGAAGATTTTTATATTGAAGTACAAGCTCATAATCCAGTAAAACTTAATAATCATTTGCTTAATTTAGCAGATAAGTTTGGGGTAAAACCAGTTGCTACAGGAGATTGTCATTTTGCAAAAAAAGAAGAGAGGGATTTGGAAGAACTTCTCCTTATCTTATCCACAAAACCGACACAGAACAAAGATGCAGACTATACAAGTGGGCGTTTACGTAGTAATATCATTGATCGCTTTGACCATCTTTATCCCAATCGGCCTATTTCTTTCGCTGACATTAACGTTTATATTCAATCCCGCTTTGAAATTGAAGCAGATTTTATTAAAGCGGGGTTTGAAAGAAAAGATATTTACGAATCAACAATAGAAATTGATAATAAAGTTGAGGTTTATGATTTTCATGAAAACCTTGATTTATTACCAGTACCAAAAAAGAATGCATTAAAAACATTAAAAGATATGTGCGAGAAGTCTTTAATAGACATGGAGTTAGATAATGAAGTTTACAGGAATAGGCTTGAAGAAGAGCTTAAGGTCATCAAAGACAAAAACTTTTCTAGTTATTTTCTCGTTGTTAGTGATATGGTTAATTGGGCAAAACAGAATGAAATTCTTGTTGGGCCAGGACGTGGATCAGCAGCGGGATCATTAGTATGTTACCTATTAGGTATTACAGACGTAGATCCTATTAAATTTGATTTATTGTTTTTTAGATTTATTAATCCAGAGCGTAATGATTTTCCAGATATTGATACGGATTTTATGGATCGTCGCCGTGGTGAAGTAAAAGAATATTTGCGTAAAAAGTTTAAACATGTTGCTTCCATTACTACTTTTCAGTATTTTAAAGATAAGGGTGTTATCCGTGACGTTGCCCGAGCATTTCTTATACCTTTAGGTGAAGTTAATAAAGCACTTAAAACTGTTGAAACTTTTGAAGAATATGAATCTTCAGCAAGCACAGAAGAGTTTAGAAAAAAATATCCAGAAGTAACAAAGTATGCCTCCATGTTGCGTGGAAAAATTCGTGGAAACGGAATGCATGCAGCGGGAGTTGTTGTTGCTAAAGATGATATTAGCAAATATGTTCCAATTGAAACACGTAAAGATCCAGATGATTCTGTGTCAGGAAGAATACCAGTAGTTGCTTTAGATATGGAGCAGACAGCAGACCTTGGATTAATTAAGCTTGATGTTCTTGGCCTTAAAACGCTTTCGGTGATTGATGATACAATTAAAACAATTGAACATATTAAGAAAAAGAAAATTGATCTTAAGTCTATAAAATTAGATGATAATAAAGTTTTTGAAATGCTTTCAAGCGGATTTACCAAGGGAGTATTTCAAGCAGAAGCTACACCATACACTAATCTTCTTATGAAGATGGGTGTAAGTACGTTTGAGGATTTAGCTGCATCTAACGCCTTAGTCCGACCAGGAGCCATGAATACGGTTGGAGGATCGTATATAAGGCGTAAAAAAGGTGATGAGATGGTAACTTATGCTCATCCAATTATGCATGAGTTTACAGAGCGTACATATGGAGTTATTATTTATCAAGAACAAGTCATGCAGGCTTGCGTACACCTTGGCGGTATGTCATGGGCTGATGCAGATAAAGTTAGAAAGATTATTGGAAAGAAAAAAGATGCTAGTGAATTTGATGCGTACAAAGATCAATTTATTAAGGGAGCAAGTAAGCACATTACCGAAGAGGATGCTGCAAAGCTCTGGCATGACTTTGAGGCTCACGCAGGTTATTCGTTTAACCGCTCTCACGCCATTGCTTATTCTATGCTTAGCTACTACACTGCTTGGCTTAAACATTATTATCCTCTTGAGTTTATGTTTGCCGTTCTCAAAAACGAAAAGGATAAAGATGCTAGAACAGATTATCTACTCGAAGCCAAGCGTTTGGGCATTAAAGTTTTGCTCCCTCATATCAATGAATCTGATCTCGATTTTAGCATTCAAGGTAATTCAATAAGATTTGGTTTATCTAACATTAAGTATATTTCAGATAATATTGGTAGTAAGATTACTGCACTACGTCCATTTAAATCTTATAAAGATTTTATTGAAAAAGCTGGGGAAAAGGGCAGCGGTATTAATTCAAGAGCAATAGAATCTTTGAATATGATTGGTGCTGCAGCATTTAATGACAATAAGCGTGTGGGTAATGAAAATGAAAACTTATATGAATACCTTGGTATTCCAAAATTTGATACTGGCAAATTAAGTCCAGCAATTAAAGCACAGATCAACCCACTTGAAGAGTTCCTTGAAGAAGGATGTTTTGTATTACTTGCCATGGTTAAATCAATTAAGAAAGGTCCCACTTGGTCTCGCATTGAGTTGGTAGATGATACAGGCTCGGTTGGTATTTTTCATGATGTTAATACTCAAATCGAGACTGGCCAAATGTATTTTTTTCTAGTTGGGGATAATCGTATTCATAAATATGTTACAATTAATGATGTGGTAGATAAAATTGATGATCCATTTGTTCATTGGCTTTATAAAGATAAATTAAAGATTGATAGTGGCAAAAGATTGGTTCTTGATTTTACACACTACAAAACAAAAGCTAATAAGATGATGGCACACATTATATTATCTGATTCAGATAAAAACCTTGAAAGAATAATAGCTTTCCCAAAGTTATACGCAAAAGCTTTGGGTAAAATGCAGGCGGGAAATATTTGTGACCCCGCCATAGCAGAAATGGAAGATGGAACATTATACCTTAAGGAGGTAATTTAATGACTGATGAAACAACAACAGATACAGTAACACCAGATAATAACGTACAAATTAGTGTTGAGCAAATTTGTGCTGCAATACTTAAAACAGTAGGCTCAGTTGAAGTATCACTTGAAGACCTTGTAAGTAATTATGGTGGCAAGACAATAGCAATTGATCAAAATCCTGATACAAAAGCTGTTACATTTGCACTTGCAGATTTACCACAACAAACACAAGAAGATGCACAAGAGTCTGCTGAATAGTGTATAATATAAGTATATGGGGCATTCCTACATACTTAAAGGTACGGAAAACGAATATCTTTTGGTTATAAGAGCAGAAGATGAAAAGGCTGTCTATAATATAATAGACTTTTTAGCAACCAGCCGAAAAGAAGAAATATCTAGTGTTGCTATTGAATTAGAGAAGAGTATGCATGATAACGGAAGAGATTCTGGCAAAGCTGGATCCAAAAACAAGGGCAAGAGTACAACTAGCAACAACAGTAGACGTAGAAAAACAAAAGACTCCTAGCATTGGATTAAATATAGCATTGAAAGGTGGCTTTGGTTATGGCCGTCAAATCCTTGTTTGGGGAAATAAATCTGCTGGAAAATCATCTTTTTGCTTGCAGATGATTGCAGATGCTCAAAAAAATGGAAAAACTTGTGCATGGATTGATGCAGAAGCATCTTATTCAGCAGATTGGGCAGCTAAGCTGGGGGTAGATTCAGAAAAATTAATTTATTCTCCTGCTAAAACTATTAATGATATGGTTGACGTTGCTACGCAACTTATGGATGCTGGTGTAGACTTAATTGTGGTAGATTCAATATCTGCCTTACTCCCAGCCATTTATTTTGAAAAAGATAGTTCTGATCTTAAGAAACTTGAAGATACAAAGCAAATTGGTGCAGAAGCAAAGGATATGACTCACGCAGTCAAAATGTTAAACTATGCCAACAAAAACACGCTATTGGTTCTCATTTCACAACAACGTAATCAGTTTGGTAGCATGCATGCATCCCACATCCCAACTGGAGGAATGGCGGTTAAGTTCTTTTCTTCTACCGTTATCAAGCTCTGGTCGTCGGAAGCTGAAGCGAATGCTATTAAGTCTGGTATTCAAGTGGGCGATAAAATTATTGAACAAAGAGTCGGAAGACCCGTCAATTGGATTATTGATTACAATAAACTCGGACCGCCAAATCTCTCAGGACAATATGACTTTTACTACCAGGGTAATTCACTTGGCGTAGATTCAATTGGAGAAGTTCTTGATGCTGCAGAAATGATGGGCATTGTTCAAAAAGGCGGAGCTTGGTATACAATTGAGGGTGAGCGTTTTCAAGGTCGTGCCAAGGCCGTAGAGTACCTGCGAATTAATTTAGATATAGTAAAAGATTTACAGGATAAAATTTATGCCAAATCTTGAAGATTTTTTAAATAAAAAAGATAAAAAAAGCATAGAAGAACTTGAAATTATTGATGGTAGTTTTTCTTGTCAAAATTCAGAATGCAATCTTTTAACATATGAAGCATTTCATGATCGTTCACATAATAGAATAAAGTGGACATGTGCAAATGGACATGATTGTAGTGTGCAATTATAATGTCAGAACGTGGAGAAATAAAACGTGATGGAGCAAAAGGTCAAAAAAATTCTGGACGTGGAGATTATCAAAAAGGCGATGCTGTCTGGCATGATTTTGTCGTTGATTATAAAGAGTATGCAAAGTCAATATCCATTAGTAAGGAAATTTGGGCTAAAATTTGCACAGATACGTTTAAAGTTTCTAGGGATAAGTACCCAGTTCTTAAACTTATCCTTGGAGGAGAGGGTCAAAAAACTAGACTCGCTGTTATTGAATGGGCGTTACTGGAACAAATGATTGAATGTTGGGAGGCACGTAATGATTGATGAATCTAATATAGATGAATTTCAAATTTGGTTTAATAATGGTGTTGCAAATGGTTGGATAACAGATATTTTTTGTGCTACACATGATGGTATTCCTTCTTTGAGTGAAGAAGAGGAAAAGGAATGGGAAGACGGCGGGGACCCTTGCCAATTCGTAGTTAGGATTATTGAATGACAGAAAAACCAGTTATTGAATTAATTAGCGAACTTACAGAGTTTAATGATATGAAAGAGTATATGAATGATAAAGACCTTGACTATGCTCTTGATCTCATTATTAAGCTTATTTCAAAGCCTGATGTACCAAGTTCAAAAGCACCAGATCTTATTATCAAAATGCAGGCGTTGGCTGCAAAATTTGCTATGATGTCAAGATTTTATACTACTTTTGAAAAAGGTGGGGAAAATAGCAAGAAAAAGAATGTATATTACACAGCTGAAGAAGCTATTAACAGACTAGTAGATGCTCTAAAGTACTCTGCAAGATATGGAGCATAATGAATATATTTAGGGTTTTATTTCATAGACATATGCCAGAAAAACTTGAATGTCCATTTACAATGATGACTTATACAAAATGCTCTGATTGCGGAATGCATTTAAAAATGCCATTTAGGACAAATAATGGGTAGAGATATAATTGCTAATTTAAAATTTCAAAAACCAAATGAAGATGGTTTTAATGCTATGGAATTTGCACGTATGTACGAAGAGGCGGTATTAAGTGGAAAAAGACCAAACGAATTTACCCAGAAAAAAACTTTTAGTCCTAGTTCTATTGGTTACGGCAATGGTAACTGTCCTAGATATTGGTTCATTGCTTTTACTGGTGCTGAATTTGAAAATGAAACTGATGCAATGGGCGTCGTTAATATGGATAATGGTACGTATGTTCATGATCGTATACAGAAAGTCATGGCTAAAACTCCAGTATTCAAGGCAAATGAAACAGAAGTTACCAACGATGATCCACCAATTAGAGGGTTTGCAGACACTTTTATTGAATGGAATGGAAAAGAAGTAGTTGGTGAAATAAAATCCGCAAAACAAGAAATTTTTGATATTCGTCAAGCAGAAATGCAAGGACTTCCATATCATAAAGTACAACTTTTAACATATATGAAGATACGTGGAGCAGAACAAGGTTTTTTCTTTTATGAAAATAAAAATGATAATAGTTTTTTAGTTATACCAATTAATATGGATGAAAAAAATAAAAAGCTTGTTGACAGCGTATGGGATTGGATGAGAAAGGTCTATGCTGCATACGAAGCTGGGACTCTTCCAGAAAGAAAATTTACTAAATCAACTTGGGCTTGTAAAGGCTGTCCAGTTAAAAAAGTTTGTTGGGAAGATAAAAAAGATTTAGGTGAAGTAGATATAGAAGCACTGGTATTAGAAAAATGAAAAAAGCAATAATTTTTACAGTATTTGATAGAGTTCAATATTTAAAAGAAACACTGGATAGTTGGGAACAAGTTCGCAATATAAACAGTTATGATATTTATTTTAAAATCGAGCCAAGCGATCATCAGCAAAGCATTTTTGATGTTATTGATAATTTTGATAATCATCGTGAATTCATTTCACATAAATTATTAAATAAAAATATAATTGGAAACGGATTTAATACTTGGGAATCGTTTGAATATCTATTTACTAAATACGACTTTGTTGTATTGGCAGAAGATGACATAGTGGTTTCAAAAGACATTATTGAATATTTTGATTCAACAGAACCATTGTTTAGAGATGATGATGAAGTTGCAATAATATCTGCAAACACAAAATTAATGTCAGACAACCCATCAAAAGTTATTAGAGAGCAAGGTTTTAACGGATTGGTTTGGGGAACATGGAAAAAATATTGGATAAATTATTTTAGAGATAATTGGGACAAAGATTATTCTTCAGATACTGAAAAATGCGGTTGGGATTGGCATTTAAACTTAAGAATTATGCCATCAAATGGTTTAAAAAATATAAATCCGTTGGCATCCAGATCAAATCATATTGGAGTTAATGGAATACATTGTGATGAAACAATTTTTGATGAAACAAAATCTCCATTGTTTAAAAATGATAATATTTGGTCTTCTATTGAAGAAATAGTTGTGGTAAGCATATGATATGTGCATATAGTAATTGTGAAAATAAGTTTGAGCCTAAAACACATAACCAAAAATATTGTTCAGATGAATGCTGTAGAATAGCAACAAATGAAAAATTAAAAGAAGCTTATTATGACAAAAAAGCTCGTCTTGCAGGTAAAAAAAGATTTTGTAAAACTAAAGGTTGCGGGGCAACTTTAAGTAGATATAATGATACTAACACCTGTGAAAAATGTAAAAATGATAAAAAAGCAAAAGAAAAAAAAGCATTAATAGAAATGATAAATAATGTCTCTGGCTAAACTTGTAGAGCCAAGAGGTCATCGTATACTTGGCATTGATGCAAGTACAAATAGCTTTGCATTTTGTTTGATGGACGGCAAAAAAGCCTCTAGCTGGGGAGAAATAAATTTTGAAGGAAACGATGTTTATCAAAGAATACTTGATGCAAAACGTAAAATTAAATCTTTTAAAAATGAATTAAATTTTGATTTTGTTGTAATAGAGGCAGCGATTTCTGTAAAATCAGTGCATACAGGAATTAAGATGGCATATGTATTTGGTGCTATAATGGGAGAGTTGCTTACTGATGGAGTTGAAGTAGTTGAAGTTCATCCAATTACTTGGCAATCGTATATAGGTAATAAAAATTTTACAAAAAATGAAAAGCAGGCGGTGAGGGATGAATTTCCAGGAAAATCAGATAACTGGTATAAAGGAAAAATCCGAGAAATTAGAAAACAAAGAACATTGGATTTTGCTAGAACGCTTGGCATCGAAGTTCAAAGTGATAATGTCTCTGATGCTGCGGGGATAGCTTGGTATGCGGTAAATGAAATTGTGTGAGGAGGTATAATGGCTAAAAGTACAAAGCTTTGGGAAAACAAAGACTGGGTAGTTAAAAGATATGTTGCAGAAAAGAAAAGCGTTCTTGACATGGCTATGGAAGCTAAATGCTCTCATATGACAATTCAGCGGGCCCTAGAAAGATTTGAATTAATTAAGAAACCTAGAAAGTGGACTAAATAATGTTAAAACCAGTATATGAAGATTCAAAGAGCTTTAAGTGTGATGATCTTTATTTGCATTCAACAACCGCCCCATCTGGGCGTAAAATTTGGGATGCATGCCACGAAATAGCACAACTTCTTATAGAAAAAAATATATCATATGGCGATTCGGCTTTGTCTCCAAATAGAATCTTTGCTCAGTCTGATAATGTTGAGCAATTAAAAGTACGAATTGATGACAAATTAAATCGTGTAAAAAATAATCAGGGTTATGCTGGGGACAATGATATTGATGATTTGATTGGTTATTTAATCTTACTTAAAATTGCTGTTGACAAAAGTAGTAATAATGGAGTATAATTAAATATGCCAACATATGTATATAGATGCGTAGACGATGAAGATCATGCAATTTTTGAAGTTACCCGCTCAATTACAGATGAAGAGGGTTCTTACAAATGTGAAGAATGTGAATCAATAATGGTAAGATATTACACACCTTTTGGGATTAAATTTAAGGGATCAGGATTTTATAAAACAGACAATGGATAATGAATTAGAATTATCAGGAAAATTTGACCAAATGAATTTGGTTGTAGAAGAATACTTAAAGGGTAATAGCCCCGCAGCCATTGCTAGAAATTTAAGTTTAACACGTGTGCAAGTTGACAACTATATTGATGCCTGGAAAGGTTTTATTCACGATAATAATATAATAAAAGATCGTGCTAAAGAAGCTTTAATGGGTGCAGATGAACACTACAATATGTTAATTAAAGAAGCATGGAATACAGTAAATCAAGCAGACCAACAAGATGCACTTAATGTAAAGGCACAAACTTTAAAACTTATTGCTGATATTGAAGCAAAAAGAATTGATATGTTAAGCAAAGCTGGTGTCCTTGAAAATAATTCAATGGCTGATCAAATATTAGAATCAGAAAGAAAACAAGATATACTGGTGGGTATTTTAAAAGAAGTAACTGCTGGTTGCGATAAGTGTAAATGGGAAGTTTCAAAAAGATTATCTCAAGTGACTGGTCAAGTTGAGGCTGTGCAAATAGATGGCTGATTTTACAGATTTTCTTGATGCTTTAGAAGGAGATGAGTTTTCAGAAAGACCAACTTCTTTAGAAGAATTTGTGACCAGCAAAGACTACCTTGGTTTGCCACCTTTATCAGAATATCAATACACGATGATACGTGCTTCTACTCAAATTTATAAAAGAGAAACCCTACACAACTTGTATGGTTTTGATGAAGGTGAAAAAATTTGGAAGCAAACCTGTAATGAAGTTATATTACAGCTTGGAAAGGGTTCTGGCAAAGACTACACATCAACTATTGCTTGTGCATATATAGTGCATTTATTATTATGTTTGTCTGATCCAGCCGTATATTATGGCAAGCCACCAGGTGATGCCATTGATATTATTAACATTGCTATTAACGCTGTTCAAGCAAACCGAGTATTTTTTAAAGGCTTTAATCAACGTATCGAAAAATCACCTTGGTTTCAAGGCAAATATATATCAAAAGCAAACAGCATTGAATTTGATCACGAGATAACAGTTCACTCTGGACACTCTCAAAGAGAGTCTTGGGAAGGATATAACGTTCTTGTTGTTATTCTTGATGAAATTTCAGGTTTTGATCTTGAATCAACAAGCGGTAATGAACAGGCAAAAACTGCTTCGGCTATTTATAAAATGTATCGTGCATCAGTCAATTCTCGTTTTCCAGACTTTGGAAAGCTTGTTTTGCTTTCATTCCCACGTTTTAAAATGGACTATATACAGCAAAGATATGAAGAAGTTGTAGCTGAAAAAGAAGTTGTAATTAGAAATCATTCATTTAAAGTAGATCCAGATCTCCCAGATGGGACGGTTGGAAATGAATTTGATCTTGAGTGGGAAGAAGACCACATAATATCTTATAAAGTACCTAGGGTATACGCCCTTAGAAGACCAACTTGGGATATTAATCCAACAAGAAAAATTGAAGATTTTACAATTGATTTTTATACTGATCCAATTGATGCATTGTCACGTTTTGCATGTATGCCCCCAGATGCGGTAGATGCTTTTTTTAGATCAAGGCCATTAATTGAAAAAGCATTTTCAAACCCAAGACTAGGTGTGAATAAAGATGGAAGATTTGATGATTACTTTAACCCTAGAGAAGATACTCAATATTTTATACACGTAGACTTGGCACAAAAACATGACCATTGTGCAGTAGCGTTATCTCATGTAGATGGCTGGGTAACTATGAAAATTGGTGATAACTATAAAGAAGCAGCACCAAAAATTATTGTAGATGCCGTAAGGTATTGGACGCCAACAAAAGAAAAATCTGTTAATTTTGAAGAAGTAAAAGACTATATAATTAGTCTTAAAGAGCGTGGGTTTAATCTTAAAATGGTAACATTTGACCGATGGAACTCTCATGATTTAATGATGCAATTAAAAGCTTATGGGATAAATACCGAGCTTCTTTCTGTTGCTAAAAAGCATTATGAAGACATGTCTTTATGCATAACTGAAGAAAGAGTGTATGGGCCAAACATACAATTATTGATTGATGAGCTTCTTCAGCTAAGAATCATAAAGGATAAGGTAGACCACCCTAGAAAAGGCTCTAAAGACCTATCTGACGCTGTTTGTGGAGCAATATACAATGCTACTGCCCTTACTCCTAGAGATTTAAATAAAGAAGTTCAGCTTTATACATATGGAACAGTTTTCCAGTCAGAAATGGAAAAGTTGCGTGAAGAATCAGATGCAAGACTTAAGTCTAATAAAACTATTAGATTACCAGATAAACCACAAATGCCAGATAATTTGCGGGAATTTATGGGGATAGATGAAGATCCAGATGATGCAGAATTTGCTATTGACAGCATGAGAATACTCTGATAGAATACACACATGATAGCAAACGGAACACTTAAAACAATTGAAGATAATGCAGACATCTATGTGTCTTTAACACAACTTTGTAATTATTTTACACAGGCAAGCATTCAAATGAAAAAAGAAGCAGAGTTAGTTGATAAGCATTCAAGAAACTATGCACAGGGAATGGTTGATTTAATGTTTAGCATAACGCAAGAGATGCTTGAATTTGGAAAGTTTGAAGCACAAAGAAGAATGATTGAAGGGCCAGAAGATCTTTTGAGGATGATTGACAAAAACCCATTTGGTATTGTAGAATAATCAAATGATGGGGTGTAGCTCAGCTGGCAGAGCGTTCGACTGTTAATCGGAATGTCGTAGGTTCGA